GGCGGCTGTTGCAGCGGTAGGGTGGCGTCCTCGTTCTCCTCGTTCTGCAGGACGTGCTGCGACTGCGGGACGCGCTCTTCGGTAGCTGGCTGTTGCTGTGTTTCGCTCATCGGATTGTCACTGTGGTTTTCCGTCACCGAACCGGCGAACCGGAGCGCTCGGTGACCACACGCCTGCCAACGTCGCCACTCCCCGTGGAAGAGTGGGTACGTCCCGGCCCGGAAGGTTATTCGCCTTGTGTAGCTGCTGCGCCGAGGCCGATGCCTAGTCCGGCGATGCCATACTTGCGCAGGATGTCGATGGTGTCGGCGTTGAATACGACGTAGTTTTGTTTGGCTGGACCGCCCGCCACGGCAGCGTCGGAATACTTCAGTCCGGGGATGCCTGCGGCGTGCAGGGCTTTCGAGACATCTGCCGGGGCAACCCCTACAGCCTGCGCCCACAGAATGGCATCGCCGGGTGTCATATCTGGTGAGAACGGCTTGCCCAGACCGCCACCCTCCTTCATCAGCTCTTCCGCAAATTCCGCCGACCCGCCCGATTTCTGATAGGCTTTCGCGAGCAGATCCCGGCTGATCTCGTGCGCCGCCTTGCCGACACCACCCTGTGCCGCAAACGGCAGGTCCCAATCGAGCATCTGATGCGGCTCTGCCTTGATGTCTGCCTCGTACATGTGGCCGGATGGACCGCCACGATAAGGCTTGGCCACGTCTTCACTGCCGGCAAAATAGAGTCCGCGCCCATAGGGCTGCGCGCCTACGCCCGTGCCGATCTTGGACGTGTCAAACCGCTCGAAGCTGTGCGGCGATCCGTGATACGCCTTGATGCCGCCCTCGAAGTTGCCGGCATATTGCTGCGCGGCGTCGGCCACACCCTTCACCGTGGGGCGGCCGCCTTGCCACACCTGGCCGCCGGTCCACAGCCCACGTTCCTGCGATATCTGCTGCTGGCGCAGCACCCAGTCCATGACGCGACCAAATAGCCCCGGATCGGCGTCCGTCACCGGCACATAGCTCTCGGCCAGCGGGTTCACGTCCGCCACGTAGCCTTGACGCGTCAGCGCGTTAGGCGCCCGTGCCAACGTCCGCGCCCTCCGGCTCCGGCGGCTGGGCCGCCTGCACGTTGCCCTGCAGCGCCATCTCCATCTCGCCGTGGTGCTTCAGCAGTTCGCCAAGCTCGTCCTGCAGCATGTCGCGGATCATCTGCCGCACCACCACCTGCGACCCCATCGGATCAATGCCGCTCACCACGTCGAGCCGCTTGGTCTCGCTGTCATAGTCCTTGATCTTCAGCTCTTCGCTCTTGTCCTTGAGCTGCTCCTGCGCATGCACGACCTGCGCTTTCAACTGCGCGATCTCCGCATCGGCCTTCTGCAGCAATTCCTGCGCGTGCTGCTGCATCTGCTGCGCGGCCTGGGTGAGCTGCTGCACCTCCGGCGACGGCGTGTTGGCCTTGTATTGCGGCGGCAGCCCCTGTTTCAGCCGCGCCGCCATCTCGTCGCTGCCCGGGAAGTCCGCGTTCTTGGCCCAGAAGTCGCCGATCACCTGGAACGCCGCGCCGTTCTGCGCGATCACCTGGCTGAACGCGTTGAACGCTTCCTGTCGCTTGGTGGCGTAGCTTGGGCCAACGTCCGCCACCACCGCGTAGCGGCCCTTCAGCGGGTTGAACACCGTGCGCAGCGCCTGCTGGCGCTCGCTGTCGGGGTCCTGCTGCGGGTTCATGCTGGGCTGTTGCGGCGGCTGGCGCGGGTCCAGCGTCGTCTGGTGCGGCTGCGGCGCTTCCGGGTCCAGATGCACCTGCGTCTGCGTGCCGTCCTCGCCCATGATCATCAAAGCGCGCTTGGTGTCGTAGACCCGTGGAATGAGGTCGAGGATGATGCGCCCGGTGTAGCGGATCGCCGACGCCAGCCGGTCAATCACATGGTACGTCGCGTTGTCGCCCTGCCGCTGCCGCGCGTTGATCGCCTTGCCGCTGGTCTCATTACTCGGCTCGCCCATGACCGCCTGATACTGGCCGGTCGCCATCATCATCTCGGCCTGGCTGATTTTCAGCCCCTCGATGTAGGCCTGTGCCATGACCGGCGGCTGCGAGCGCTCCGGCGGCGGGATTGGCTGGCCGTTCTCGCCGGTGCCGCGATACAGCAGCACCGCCTTGTTCTCGGTGTTGGCGGCCTCCCAGTCGTTGAGATACGGCCCGATGGCCTCCGCGGTGCCGACAAACGGCGCCTTGGTCTGCAAGGCCACAAACTCGGCCGCCTGGCTCGTGTACCAGTTGTATAGACGCTGCGGATCGCGCAGGTGTCGCACATGCGAGACCCAGTCGAGCTTGCCGTCGAGCACGATCTCCTCGCACGGCACGCGCACGATAGGAATGAACTGTCCCAACCAGTCCTTGCGGTCGATGATCTTGCTGTCGGCGATCAGGAACCACTCGACCTGTGGCTCGGCAATGTCGCGTTCGGCCCGCGGCGTGACGCCGACCTGCGCCAATTCCTCCAGCATGCCCTTCGGTAGCTGGCTCTCGCGCACCACGCTGCCGTCGTGCATCTGCAGCAGCCGGTCGCTCCTGGTGCAGCTCCGGTAATACTCCACCACCTGCACATGCTTGTCGTTGGTGCGGTAGACCGTGCCGCCGGCTCCGGGCGAGTTGAGCGACAGTGCGGCATTGTTCAGGTTGGTGTCGTCCTTATCGACGCCATACTCGGCTTCGTATTCCTCCCGCGTCATCTCGTAGAACAGGAAGCCCCACTTCGCGTCGCTGCCGTCCGCCTGCTGGATGTCCGGGTCCAGGTAGACCTGCGTCGGGTCGGCGATGCGCTTGATGTAGATTTCCTGGTCGAACGTATCGTCGTGCATGTAGTCCACCAGCACGCGCCAGTAGCCGATGCCGCCCATCACCTGGCAGTAGGTGGCGTTGGCATACGCCTGCTGTGCGTTGGACACGTATTCGATGTGGCGGATGATGCCCTCGTAGATCTGCGCCGCCTCGTAGGTCGCATCGTCGCCCACCGGATTAACGCGGATCTGCACCGGGTTCTGCCGCGCGTCGTTGATGATCTGCAGGCAATGCACGCGGGTCTTGTTGACGGTCAGCGCGGGACGCCCGGCGGCCTGCCGGCCGGCGCTGATGCCATCGGCCCACTGCGCCTTGTTGTCGTCGTCGCCATTGGCGAAGGCCATGTCCGCCTTGTAGTGACGGTGCGCGTTGTTCTGATACTCGTGCGCGCGGTTGAGGCGGTCCTGCGCCTCGCGCACGATTTCGCTGTCGGTGTTTGATTGACTCTTGGCCATCGTGTCCTAGAGCGGTCTTCTGGATTTGGAGGGGCCGGCCATGTCAGACGACGGACTTGCTATTCCCAGCCAGTTCTGGCGACGCATGACCAACCAGCAGATTTACGACCTCATGTTCGTGCGGGCGGGTCGTCTGACGCCGAAGGAGATCAAGCTGCTGTGGCGTCTGATGAAGCGGACCGACAAACCACCGAAAGCGTTTGCCATCGTGCTTGATGCGGAGACAGCCGCCGCCTTCGAGGCTCTGAGGCGAATGAATCCTGACGCATCCGAGCCACCGCGCGAGATGTGGGACGAGCTAGGCTGGACCAGGCGACCGGCAGGCGACCATTAAAGCCGCATCCAGTCCTGTGTCAGTTCGCCGGGCTGGGTGTATTCCCACGGCTCGCGCGGCGCCCGCTCGACCGGCGGCGGCTGGTCCTGCCGCACGCCCAGGCACAGATACCGCGCGGCATCCGCGCCATGCGAGGCGTGGTCATGCACCGGACTGCTGCGCCAGGTCTGCGCCGCCTCGTTCCACTCGCGTCTGTAGTGCCGCAACGCGTGGATGCCCTTGGCGCAGCGCTCTGCGTCGATCCAGCACTTCGGCAGCACCATGCGCACCGCGTTGATACCGTCCGCCACGCCGTGCTGCTGCAGCACCCGCCAGGGCCGCACGCCGAGGCTGTTGAGCGTCTCGGTGCGCGCCAGCCCGCTGCCCAGTTCCTTCACCGCCGCGTCGTGCGGCAGGATGTGGCGCTCGTAGACGTACGGCCGCTGCTGGAGTAACCGCGCATAATGGTCCAGCCCGACGCCCGAGTCCTCGATGTAGTCGATCAGCCGCCACTCGCCGCCACGCGTTACCTGCGCGAACCAGATGGCGGTGCTGTCATCAATGCCAAGGTCAAACGCGGTCCAGACCTTGAGCGCAGGATCATGTGGGACATTGGTTATGCGGCCTTCGCGCTCGGCAGCATCGAGAAGCTTGCCATAGTAGCTCCCAGAGTTTGGCGCGTTGAACGAGCATTCCAGCTCCTGCGCGAACTCCTCATCGCTCATTTCTTCGCGCAGCCTGGCAATAGCTTCGTCACTAAGAGCGTTCGTCTTCGTATAATCCAGCAGATACGACGAGTAGCCGGGAGAGACCCTCGCTCTGGCATACGCCGCCTGCAAAAGTCCCCGGCCTTTCGGCGTGCCGCTACGCACCAGCGTTCCGTCACGGTCGGCGAGCATCGGCTCAATGACGAGAGGAACCATCGTCTGCGGCGTATCATCGAACTCATCGATGATGCACTCGTCGGCATACCCCCCGCGCCAACTGTCCGGATTATCCGCCCCTCCCGCCTGCCACGTTCCGCCGTTCGGTAGCCGGATCGCCATCTCGCTGCGCCGCACCTGGCTGCCGGGGATCGCCTCGGCTGCCTTAACCGCCTGGTCCCACAGCCCTGTGCGGGTCCACATGACGCCGTAGGGCAGGATGTGGACGACGCGCGGCTGCGGGCGCCTGGTGGTCACCGCCCGCTTGAGGCCGCGCCAGAGCAGCGCCGTGCTCTTGCCGGCACGGCGATGCACCACGGCCACGATGCGCTGGGCCGGGTCGTCGATGAGCGGGATTTGCCACGGGCGAGGCGCGAACGGCACCTCCAGCCTCTGGCGCTGTGTTTCGGACATGACGGGATTTGATGGAGTCTGACGGAGTTTGACGGAGTTTGACGGACCGCTGACGGACCGTGGGGTTAAGCGGCGGTGAGCGGGCCGGCCGGCGTCATTACCACCGTGCCGGCCCTGGCCCGAACCTGGGAGTCAGGCCCATGGCGCGGGCTTTGGCGATTGTGACGACCGATTAAGGCAGCGCTGTATAAGGCGTGGTAAGCAACTTGGTGCGGACGGCGGCACCCGGGTTTAGCCGGCTAATTGGCTCTTGACCCAGACGAGCAATTTGCGGCGGCGGCGCCGATTAGCTGCGGTTTCGCCCTGCGGCACAAGCGACAACGCCAGCAGCCAGCGCAACAGCGCCATCGCCCGCTCGTCCTCGTCACTCATGTGGGAACGTTTGCAAACGACCGTTTACGGGTGACTTCCGGGTTTGTACAGGCACTGCTCAGTTCTTCGACCGGCCGCTAATGTGGACCTTGGTGTCAGGGCCAAAGCCATTCGCCAGCAGATCGGCCATCTGCGCCTCCGTCTCGCCGCTGAAAATCAGCACGTCGTGCGGCAGCCCCAGCTCCTCGCCTCTGATCAGGATGTGGCTATCGAGCGGGCCGGTGCGGAACTTGTCCAAGTTGCCGAAGCTCAACCCGACGAACAGCGTGTCCTTGCCTGTCGGCCCCTTGCCTGTCGCTTTGATCACCGCTGCACCTGCAGGCACCGCTTGGGCCGCCGCCGCATCTTCAGCGGCTCGTCCATCAGCGCGCTGATCGCCACCCACCAGGCGATGCGCTGCTCCCCTTTCGGCGCCCCAGGCTCGCGCCAGACCCGCACCAGCGCCTGCGAGCCGGTCTCGTGCAACACCTCCACCTCCAGCGGCGTGGCGCCGCTGAGCCAGCGCCGATACACCGGGTAAGACAGCTTAGCGGGCATTCCGCACCTGCAGGAGGCCGCCGAGCGGCTCGTGGTCAGGCTTGGCTTTGAAACGGCGCCAGGCGAGCAGGTAGGAGGCCCAGGCGCGGGCCTCCTCCAGATCGTTCATGAGCAGCGTGACTTTCAGCGTTCCGTCCTGGGTCAGCATCATCTCGCAGCCAGCCAACCGGTCGAGCGGCGGAGTGTCAGACATCACGGCGGCGGTTACGCACGAGGCCCAGACCGAGCAGCCCGGTGCCCAGGATCGCGAGCGAGACCGGCTCAGCCACCGGGTTGGCGATGGTGGAGGCGCTGAAACTGCCGATCAGTTGGCCGAACTGGTTGATGGTGTAGACGAGCTGCCCCGGCGTGGCATCGAATCCCGTCAGATGGGCAACGCCGGAATACTCCAAGCCCAGTGTCGTCGTCCCGTTGCCGCTGGTGTTGTCGAGCGACAGCAGGTCGAAGCTGGCCGTCAGCGAGTTGTTGGTGGCGGTGTAGGCCTGGCCGAACACCGGCGGGTTGTAGAACAGCGGCGTCGTCATGGTGACGCAGCCGATGCAGGTGCCAAGGGCGGCGAAATCGCCCGATCCGTTCACGAGATTCGCCGGGTTGGTGAACGTCACCTGCGTCGAGTTGAAGTTGGCGTTTCCAACGATGTTCAACACCGATCCGGCGGAGATCTGGCCGGCCTGGGCGGCGGTGGCGAGTGCCAGCGTGGCAGCGCCAGCGAGTAAGAGTGTCCTCATGTCGTTCTCCTTCGGGCGGAAGGCGCCCTGTCGGAGTGTAGGCGTGGCCCAGAGGGCGCGAGTGTAAAGAGTTCCGACAAACAACCCAGAATCGTGCAACTATGTTGCGTTTCTACCTGGGTAATCGGCAACGAAAGGCTGGAAGTGTCGGTATTCTTTACAGTCATCCGGCGCCAGTAACGCGGCGATGGCGCTGCGCAGCTCGCCGATCTGGCGCTTCAGCCGGAGGATCTCCACGTCCAGCTCGGCCAGGTGCCGGCGCAACTCGTCCGCCAGCGCGTCATCCGGCGTCATGGCGGGCAGTCGGGCCAGCAGGCCGGGTCCATCATCCGGCCGGGCACGCTGCGGAACACCGTGCTGCCCACCGCCGCCAGGACCAGGATCGCGAGCAGAACACGCCGCCAGTCGCTCATGCCCGCCCCTTCGTCTCCGGCTGGCCTTGGAACCGGGCGATCATCTCCTTCATGAGCACCACGATGTCTTTGCGATCCGCGCCGTTGCTGATGTAGTTGCAGCGGCCCGACTTGTCGCCAAACGGGAACACCATCATGACAAACCCGACCTGTCGGGCGTCACCCTTCGCATCACCGTTAAACTCGTGGTCCAGGACCGCGGCCAGCTCGTTCATCTTCTGGTAGTATTCGGCCTCGATTGAGGCGTCGCCCAACCGGTGCTCCGGCTTCTGCCGCTCGAAATGCGCCCGCCGGATGTGTTCGTCGCTCATGCCGCCAGTATAGCTCAGTCCGCCGCGGCACTGAACAGGTCGGCGATCTCCGTCTCCACCGGATGCACCGGCACCGACGTGAACAGCGGCGCGTCCGCTTCGAGCCGCCGCTGCGCCATCGCCGCATAGTCGATGCTCAGGTCGATCCCGATGGCGTGGCGCTGGAGGCGATCCGCGACCAGTGCCGTGGTACCGGAGCCGACGAATGGGTCCAGCACCGTGCAGGGTTGGGTGCCTGCGTTACACAGGCACCCTGGCGACCAGCCGGTGGTGGTGGCGCTTACTCTGCCACGCGGCACCTCGCCCCAGCCATTGGATGCATCCACGCCCTTCTGACCGGCCTTCGGAAATGCCGGGTTCTGAGTAGGCTCAAACGACGTTGTGGTCTGCCGCACCCACGGCGCCCCGCACGCCGCGCAGCAGCCGCGCTCGCTGGTGCCGGCACGGATGCACCGCTCGACCAACTGGGGCGGGAACGTGGCGAAGTGGGCGTCGCTGTAGGCGTGCGTGGCAATCGTCCAGACGTTCCGGAGGTTGCGGCCCCGCGCCGCATCTGGCGTTCCTGCGAAACCTTCCGTTCGCTCATCGGCGACAGACGCAAGCTGCGCACGCTTCCACGATGCGTTGTAACCCGCAGCATAGCGGTCAGCGGTTGCCTCCGTGTTGGCCTCCCGCACCGCATCCGCATCGTAGAAGTAGCGCGCCCGCTTGCTGAGCAGGAATACATGCTCGTGCGCGCTCGTGGGCCGGTCGGTGCATGACTCCGGCATCGGGTTTGGCTTGTGCCAGATGATGTCGGAGCGCACCCACCAGCCGTCCGCCTGCAGCGCCAGCGCCAGCCGCGCCGGCATCAGCAGCAGGTCTTTCGGCTTGGCCCCATCACTCACGGCTGGCAACACACCACGCTGCGCCTTGGTGTCTGCCGTGCCATCTCGGTTTTCGTTCGGCTGATTGCGCTGCCGCTTGTTGGCCCCAGAGCCGCCGTCGCTGTAACTATCGCCGATATTCACCCAGCATGTGCCGTCGTCGCGCAGCACGCGGCGCACCGCGCGGAACACCTCCACCATCGCCGCCAGATACTCGGCGGGCGTGGCCTCGCTGCCCAACTCGCGGCGCTTGTCCGGATGCTCGGCGTGTAGATACGAGCGTAGTGCGTAATACGGCGGGCTGGTGACGACGCAATGCACCGACGCCTCGGGCAGCGTAGCCAGCACGTCGCGGCAATCGCCGGTGAGAAGCCGGATCGTCACCGGCACGCCTGCGTGGTGGCGGCGGTGTAGCGGTCGCCTGCATCATCTGGCGCGTCGTCGCCGAGCAGCGTCAGGTGCAGCCACTGGCCTGGCGCGAGCGCGCGCACGATGTGGCCCAGGTCCATGAACACCAGCGCGCCGCCGGCAATCGCCACACTGTCGGCCTCGACGTCCACCGGCAGAGTCGCCGCGTCCGAGCGCAGCGGCGGCATCTCGACACGCCAGCGCGGCATCAGCGCAGGTATCCGAACAGCAGCAGCACGACGAGCAGCACGATCAGCACGCCGACAATACCGAAGCCGCCGTAAGCGTATGGGCCGCCGCCGTAGTAGCCGCCGCGGTAGCCATACCAGCCGCCGCCGAACAGCAGCAGGATTAGCAGGACCAATACGATGAGCATGATGGGCGACATCAGAAGCTCTCCGGCTTGTCGATCACGTCGTCCTGCTCGCGTAGGCACGCTCGCGCACACGCTGCTCGACGGACGGCTCGGGCACGCTACGCCTTCCGCCGCGCCAGCCCGAGGCCGAGCGCGCCGATGCCGAGCAGCGCCAGCGTCGCAGGCTCCGGCACGCTGATGCCCTGCACGGTGGACGAGAACGAGCCGCTGATCTGTCCGGTGTCCTGGTTGAGCGTCAGCGCGAGCCGGCCGGGTGTCGGATCGAAGCCGCTGAGCGTCAGCAGCGCCGCGTCCACGATGAGCAGCGTGTTGCCGGTGTAGTCCGGCGCTTCGAGCTGCGCCGTGACGCTGACCGTCGCCGTCAGTCCGTTGTTGGTGGCGCTGAACAGCTCGGCGACCGGCGTGAACGGGTTATAGGTGACGGGTGTGGATACATCGACGCAGCCGACGCAGGTGCCGAGCGCTGTGTATACGCCGGTTCCGGTCACGAGATTGGCGGGCGACGTGAAGCTGATGGCGGTGGCGCTGAATGTGGCGTTGCCGACGATATTCATGACGCTGCCGGCGTCGATTGGCGCGGCATAGGCTGGCGCGGTGGCGAGCAGTGCCGTGGCGGCGAGCAGCAGCGGGCGCATCGGTGTCTCCGGTGTGTGTTGTGTGGTTGAGCGGCGGGCGGCTGTGTCGGGCAACCGCCCGTGCCCATCAGGCGCCACCTGGGGAGGCATTACGCGCCTAATCAGCAATCATCGCAGCGTGCGCCGAGGATCAGCGCGCACCAGCCGGCGATGCAGACGGCGCCGTATATACCAAGCAGCGCAATCAGCACCTGTCCGCTGTGTAGTGGCGCGCGTAGCTACGGTATGGACGAGTGTAGCTACGCTGCGTCATCGCTGCTCTTGCCCCACACGAACTCGGTGCTGTCGCCCGGCTCTGGCGTTGCGTCGATCACCGGCGGCGCGTCCTTAGTTTCATGTGAAACAGCCGGTGTTGCTGGTGCCCAGGTAAATTCGATGCTGAGCGGCCTGTCGGGATCGCCGCGCAGCTCGGTAACGGCGAGGTCTGGGATGGTCTTGCGCAGCAGTCCGAGGGCGGCGCGCACCTGCGTATCGGTCATCTGGAACATCTGGCCGGAGTAGCGGCAGGGCTTTTGAAGCGCGAAATCGTTGAGCCTGTGCAGCAGGGCTGTGGTCTGGATTGCGGACCTGCAGCGCATGTCCTGCTTTTGGTTCAGCCGTACGCCGGTTGGACCGTGTTGCGTTTGTCGCGCCATGTCAGTTTGCTGGGGAGCCTAACCCTCCCGTGCGGCCAGGCAGTCGAGGCTCACCTGCACTTCGCGGAGGTGTCCGAGCATGAGCAGGGCGACGACGGCGCGGTCGTGATGGACGGCGGTCACCACGGCGTCATGGCCATCGAAAGCACCCCCGCCAGCGAGCTTACAGGCGGCTCCAGGGCGCCAGAGCGGTTCCCAAGGGGTGAGGGTGCGGCGGGCGTCCTCACTGGCTCTGACGGCCTCCAAGGCGCGCTGTGGGACTGGGATGGGTTTGCCATCTGGGTTCCTGATGAGGCTGAAGACACCTGGGGTGTAGAGGATGGGGCGCCAGTTTTCATGCGGATCGAAGCTGGTGAACAGGTATCCGCTGAACAGCGGCACCTGGATTGTGTGGAACATGGAGCGGACGACGCGATCGCGGCGCTTGATGGCGCAGAGCGGGAGGTAGGTTTGGTAGCCTTGCTGGGCGAGGTGCTGTGCGGCGCGGCGCTCGGCCTGGGAGTGGGATGCGATGACGAACCAGGGGAGGGGACGGCTACCGCTAGGCGTAGCGTCCGCGACGGGCTGGGCGCACATCCTGTTGGGTGCCTCTAACCGGGTAGAGGGTAGTGCGTCAAGCGGCATGTGGGGTGTCCTCATCGGCGTCGCCGAACGCGGCGAACCATTCGGTCATGGTCTGGTATCGCTTCACCGGGTCTTGGATGCGTTGGAACGTGGTCTCGACGGCGACGGCGAGGATGGCGAGGGCGATGATTGTGTCATTGCCGGCGCGTTTCAGTGTGGCGTTGGCGATGGTTTGTCCGTCCTCGCGGATGGCGGCTTCGACGGCCTTGGTTGGTTCAGGCATCGAGGTGTGGCCTGAGCTTGTTGGCGGCGAGTTCGGCGGCGGCGTCGAAGCCGTGGAGGCTGTGGGTGACGATGATCTGGCAGATGGCCTCGACGCACTGGCTGCGGTCGGCTTCTGGGATGGCGTGGAGCAGTTCGCCGAGGACGGTTGCCATGATTGCGAGGGCGTAATGCGGGTGGATGTTGGACTGCTCGATGGCGGTGCAGAGTCGGCGCTCGAAGCGGAGTCCGAGGCGGCGGACGGTGCGGTCGTCGTCGGGCATCATGGGGCGGAGTCCTTGGCCGCGAGCAACTCGATGGCAGCGAGGATGTCGCTGAGGGCGTCGGCGCATCGGTAGGTTGCGGCGGCTTGAGCGAATGCGGCGGCCTGGGCGAATTCGTGGTTGTCGATGGCCTGCCCGGCGAGTTGCTCGAGGGCTGCGGCGATATCGACCAAGGACTGGTCGCTGGCGGCGAAGTTGGTCATGGCGCGGTTTCTGGGTCGCCGCGGCGGACTTCGCTGGGCATGGCGGCGGCGGCTGGTCTGCGCAGGGCTGTGACGGAGGCTGGTTCGTTGCGGTCTTCGAGCCACTCGGGTGGCAGCAGGCCGAGATGCTGTGGCGCGTGTTTGGCGAGTGCTGTTGCGAAGAAGTGGCCGAACAGGGCTGGCATTGGGCTGTTGCGGATGGTGCGGATTTTGGTGCGGATTTGCTCGGCGCTGATGGCTTCCCAGCTCTCGCGGTTATTCCGTTCGAGTTCGCGCTGCCTGACGGTGGCTGGCTGGTCTGATTCGATGGCTCGTGGTGTGGGCCGGTTCTCCTTCCACCAGGCGCTGAGATGCTCGCAGATTTCGCTGTAGCTCGGGAAGAATTTGCACTGGCGGGCGACGGCATCGAGCGAGGCGCGGGAGAAGGCTGCGGCTGGGAATGCGTCGGCCAGCATGGAGGCGTTGCCGGCGATTCTGGGCTTGATTTCGCGCATCATGGCGCTGCCGGCGGTGAGGTTGGCGAGGTCGGTGAGCCAGCCTGAGACGACGCGGATTTCGGTCATGACAGCAGCCTGCCGTTGGGTCCGAGGAAGGTTGGCAGGCCCCATTGGGAGCGCAGTTCGTCGGTGGTTACTGGCTGGGTTTTCTCCTGGCGCTGGCGGTTCACGGCATCGCGGAGCCAGTTGCGGAAGAAGGCGTGCCAGTCGGCGTAGGCTGCGGCTTTGGCTGCCGCCCAATCCCGCATTCGCTCGGTTTCCCTGGCGATTTCAACGGCTGACAGCCCGAGCTGGTGCCCGAGCTGGACCTCCTTCGGCCCAGGCTCCCAACTCTCGGGCAGGATTTGTTTCGGTGTTTTCGCGCGTGCGCGCGGAGAGACACCGACAGGTGTCTCCTCTTTCTCTGACTCTACTTCTAGCTTCTTAGTAGTAGGGGTTGGCGTAGCCCCCCTATGGGCCTCCCCATTAGCCACCCTATTAGGGGGGGTATTAGGTTTGGCGGCATCCCATCGCTTCTTGACGGCCTCAGCGCCAGCCTGTGATTGGGCAGCGTCCTTGACCATTCTGCGGCTATAGATCGTGCCATCGTCGGTCCGGCTGAATACCCCGGCCTCCTCCAACTCAACCTCGAGCCGCTGCGCCTCCTTCTCGGTGCAACCCGCAATGGCTGCCTTCTGCCGATAGGTTGGGACGCGGCCATTGAGCAGGACGTGGCCAATCGGCGTCGCCTCGTGCGCCACGCACAGCAATTCCATCCAGTAGCCGCGTGCGGCCAGGCTGCAGGCCCGCAGCGCCGCGTCACCCTGATGATCCCGCCACCAGAATTTGGACCAGCGGTGCCCGTTGCAGTTGCTCATGCCGCTTCCCCTTGTTCCAGCGCTGTTCTCAGCTGCAGCGCGATTGCCCCGTGTGGTGTAATGGCGGCGATCTCGCGGTCGATCCGGTCCACCGCGTGCATCACCGTCGTGTGGTCCCGCTGAAACTCCCGCCCGATCTCCGGCAGGCTCAGGGGCGTGGTGTGGCGCGCAAGCCACATGCCGACCTGGCGCGGGCACGAGATCGCGCGTCCCCGGCGGCGGGACAGCAGATCCAGGTGGGTGACGCGGAAATGCGCGCAGACGACCGCCTGGATGGCGGCAATGCTCGGATATGTCATAGGCACACCTCTCTTGTCATGGCCGGAGAGGTGTGCGAAAACGGGTTTGCAGCTTCCGTTTCCGCTTGGCTCTCCATCTCCAGCCAAGTCCAAAGTTACAGATGGCGTCCAGCTCCAACTGGGCGCCATTTCTGTTGTGCGCTGATTCTGCGTGTTTCGCAACGGCGTCATCTCACGTCACGCAGCGACGGAGAGGCGTTGCCGCCCCTCCGTGGCCCAAACCCTGCCGAGACCTGCCGCGCCTGCCGCACCATGCCACGTCCCGCCCTTCCCCGCAGGGGCCTGCCAAGCCCAGCCTGCCCCGACGAGCCTCGCCCCGCCTGCCCAGCCCGGCCGCACCGGACCCGGCCCTGCCGAGAGTTGCCCCGCCTGGCCTGCCAAGCCGCGACTGGCCATGCCAAGCCCGGACGTGCCTCGTCGTGCCCCGCCTGCCTGGCCAAGCCAAGGCGTGCCTTGCCGGAACCCGCCGGGACCGTCCGCGCCGTGCCTGCCGAGCCGGGCCGCGACGAGGCGCGCCAAGCCAGACCGTGCCATGCCCAGCCTGCCGGGCCTCGCCCAGCCGCGCCTTGCCCAGCCTGCCCTGACTAGCCGTACCCTGCCCCGCCCGACCAAGCCCTGCCTCGCCTGCCGTGCCTGGCGTAGCCAAGCCCAGCCTCGTCCAGTCTTGCCGGGCCTGCCCCGCCGAGCCGATCCTGGTCGGGCCAAGCCTCGCCTCGCCATGCCTGCCGCGACTAGCCTGCCCCGGCCCTGACCGGACTTGCCACGCCATCAATCCGCTGCTTCCGCGACGGCAGCGCTCGCCCGCCTGCTGCGCTTGACCTGATCGCGCGCAGCCCAGACCCCATCCAATTCCTGCAGCCGCGCATACTTGCGCTGCATCCGTTCCAACTCGCCCAGCGCATCCTCCAACATGATCTCCCGCAGCTCCTTTTGTCCGAGCACGTCGTTGATCGGGCGGTAGCCGCCGCTCCTGCTGTCAATTGACAGATGCACCAGCCGCCGCGATCCCTCGGCATCGACGATATGCACCGAGATCAACGAGCGTATCTGCCAGTGTCTATACTTCTCGCCGGCGACCTCGTTGTCCCACTCAAGATGCGCGTACAGCGAAGACTTCGGATGACGCTTCGCCCACTGCTCGGCCTTCGCCACGTTGATCAGGCCATCCTCGCCCTTCAACGCCAGCAGCTCTTTCGCCAGATTGTCAGTCCTGTCGCTCATCAACCTCACTCCATGCCCGCCAAGCCCCGCCTCGCCCAATCCCGCGATGCCCCGCCTTGCCTGCCTCGCCATGCCATGCCTATAGTTCGTTGTTACTACTCCACTACTTCAAATCTGCCCCAACCCATGCCGTTTGAGTTGGGGCTATACGGCCGCCCCTCGCCGATGCCGACCTGCAGGCCAGCGCGCAGCATCAGGTTGAGCACATCCGTCGCGCTGAACTGGTCCTCGTCCCACTGGACGTTGACGATGGCGCCCCATTGCTCCCACATCGGCCGCCACCTGATATCGGCCACGCCGCTCTCGTTGCGCACCGACGCCTCATGGATGCGCGGTTCGCCCTGGATACGTACCAGCGGCGTGCCATCGTTGCGGTCGAAACCATCCGGCTCAATGAAGATGCTGCATTTGGCGTGCGTCATCTTGAAGCCGACCAGGCGGCAGGCATCGATGCAGGCATTGCGGAAGGCCGGCGCCGGAATGCCGATCCAACCCTCCCTGGCGTAGTGCTTGGCGGCCTCGTACACCGCCTCGAAATCCTTGGGCACGCGGGTCCGTTTGCCGCGCGCCTGCTGGCCCTGGCGCTGCGTTTCCTCCATGGCCTTGCGCTGCTTTTCGGAGAACGCGTGCTGCACGTAGGGCGCGATGCCCTTGATCTGGATGGCGGCAATGCGCAGCCGCGGGCGGGTAACGCGGATGATCTCGGGCGGTGCCGCACCGTTCTTGAGCGCTTCGACTTCATCCTGTTCCAGCTTGGGAATTTTCAGCCGGCGCGTTTTGGTCTTGGTCTGGTCTAGTGGCATAAGTTCCTCCCCAGTTTGACTCATTGCCCCACACGTCCCAGCCCAGCCGCGGCCCGCGCGCGAACAGCTCGATGGCCGGCAGGCTTGGGAACATCTCCTCGATCATCTCGGCAAATGCCGCTGGCTTGGCGCTGTGCTCGCCGGCCGCCGCGTTGATCACCGAGACGAACTGCTCGCCGGGCGCCGGCGCCGGAATCTCGCCTCTGGTTCCGACCAACAGCAACTCGTGGCGGTTGCGGCTCCAGTAGCCCGTCCCAATACGATCCTTTACCCAGATGAAATGGCTCTTGTAGGTAAACCCCCAGCCGGTCATGACCTCTATCGCTTCCGGCAGCATTGGCGACGTGGCCCACAGAAACAGCACCGCATCGTCGGCCGCCGGAACCGGCAATGAACGGATGTCATCCAGCGTCATGGTCGGGTAGTGATTATCCGCCGCCCGATCCATGCCGGTCTCGCGAGAGTATGGCTCGAAGCGCCATGGCGGGTCCGCATAGATTACGCCGTAGCGCCCGCTCAATGCGGCCTGTGCATCACCCAGTTCCGCCTCGCGCGCAGCACGCGCAAGCTGCTTCACGCGGGTGCGCAATTCCTGCACCGAACGCGGCTGCGGCGCATCCCGGCACCATTGCAGCAAGGGCACTGCCTGCTCGTCTGGCAATGGCGCGACGATAGCGTGATGCTCAAAGCTCAAATCTGTTAGACGACTAACAGATCCGAAACGCTCCGCGACTGATCCGGCCCTGCGGCAGCTGGCGTAGCTTGGCCCGGTCCAGTCGCTGGCAGTGACGATCTTCGCCCGCCCGCCGTAGCGTTCACCGCGGTTCCACCAATCGCCAATGTCCCACATCAGCGAAGCGGCCGAACGCTCCCGCTCGCCAAGCTCCAGCCCTTCGCTTTCCCACTCGGCGACTGTCTCGTTTACGCCAAGATCGAGCGCCGCACTCAATGTTTGCGGCCCTGCTCGAAATCATGCCCCGCCAGGATGCGCGCGCGCGCCGACTGGATTGCGATCTCGATAATACCGAGCGCCTGCAACACGACATGCGACGAATAGCCCAGGCTGACGACCGCCGGTGTCGGCAACTCCCGCTTGGGAGAGGGTGGCACGTCGGCAAACTTGTAGCCCTTGGCGACCTCCGCCACCCGTCCGGCATTCACGCCGAAGAATGCCGCCACATCATGCTGCTTTTCTCCGCGCGCCAGCAGGCCCTTCACAATGCCCGCCTGTTCCGCAGTCAAGCTGGATGGCATTACTTCCTCCCCAGGGTTAGCGTGGCGACGGCATGGCGCGGCGGGACCACGCAAGGCAGGTCCAGGCTGGTCACGGCGGCGAGGCGCGTGACGGCTCGTCCGGCAACGGCTAGGCGTGGGTGGGGCGGGGTCACTTCGGTGGCTCCGCTTCTTCGTCAATCGCCCCGATAACGAGGCTCGACGGAGGCTCTCCAAGAACGCCGGTCAGCGCATAGGACCCCGAGGTTGCGACGAATGTGCCGGTCAACGCCACGCGCCAACCCCAGGAATCAACCAGTTCTCCGGTGACCGTGCCTGCCGTATCGCCCTTGCGGAGCCAGCCCTTCCACGGCGCCTGGCTGGTCATGCCGCCACCCTGACCCGGCGCTTGCGCGGGATCTGCCATTCATCGAGGCAGCTCAGCACCTCGTCCTCATCGCGAGCGATGCCGATGCGGCAGCCCGACAGCAGCAGCGTCGCCGCCATCGACCGCTGCGGATCGGACACCGTGCCGTTGCGGCTCTTCAGCTCGATCCAGAACGCGCGGCCCTGATACAGCACCAGCATGTCGAAGATGCCCGGCGGAATGCCGCGACCGACGCGGATGCCCGGCACCTCGCCGTGGTGGTTCGCGTGGTCGATGCAGAACCAGGTAACGCCGTGCTCGCTGATCTTGGCCTCAGCGCCGATCTCGATGCGCAGCACGCTGGCGATCCGGCGCTGGATGCCGTGCTCCGGCACGACCGGCGCGGTGAGGCGGAAGCTCATGCCGGACGCTTGGCGCGGAGGTTGTTGATGCGCCCGATCACCAGCCGGTCCCTGGTGCCCAGCGTGTGCGCGATCAGCTTGTACGACGAGCCGTGCGACCGGGCGTAGTTGATGAATTGGTCCTGCTCCCTGGTCCAGCCCTCGCCGTGCCGCGTCAGGTCAGGGATCGGCTGGCCGCAGCAGCCGCAGATGACCGCCGGCTCCGAATGCGCCGCCAGCACGCCGTTGCCGCTGCTGCCGCTCACCCGCATGGGCCGGTCGTTCATGCTGCCTCCCGCGCAATCGCCAGCAGCACGTCGCGGAATGCCGGTGGCGTCGCGTTCCTGATCTCCGTCTTGCGCTTGCCGCCAGCCATCGCGACCAGCCCGCAGCGACGCGCCCTGGCGTAGCCGTGACGCTGAAGCATCACCGGATCGAGCCGCTGTTCACCCCGGCCCCAGTGCAGCGCCGGCGGCTCGCCGACGCCCACGGCATACAGCCACGTAGGCTTGCGGGCGGCGTGGCCGTAGAAGCCCTGCTCGACCTGACAGCACCAGCCGCCGTGAATGTCCCGCTGCCAGCCACCGCCGGCCGGCGGCCACGGCAGCCCGTGCGCGAGCCACGCGTGGCTGTGCGCCGGATGCTCCAGCACGCCGCCCCAGCGGCGCACCGCCGCCAGTGCCGCGGCGAAGCAGCCACCATCGTCGCCCAGTTCAAACTGATGCGGCCTCAGTGGCGAACCGTGCCAGAACCGCCCCCAGCGCTGGCAGGGCGGATGTGCCACCACCGGCCACACGCCACCGTAGCGCCGGGCATCGCGGGCCTCGTCCCACAGCTCCACGCCGTCGATACCCGCATAGCAGCCGGCCGGATCGACATAGAGCGCAGCGATCATGCCGCCTCCTCAGCGCGTTCCTGCATCCAGGCGCGGGTGCCGGGCCGCAGGTAACAGACCGCCCGATGCGCCGCGCAGTACGGCCCGCTGCCGACGACCGCCGCGTCGCACCAGGCCCAGTGCGGCCGGCTGCCACGCGGATACTGGCAGCCCCGCGGCGCCACAGGCTCGACCGGCGGCGGCGGCGCAACCACCACAGGCGGCGGCGGTGGTTTCGGTGCGGGTGCGGCCAGCGCCGGCAGCGTCGGGCGCTTGCGGGGGCGCACCACCGGAGGCTCGCCGGCGGCATGGATCGGCGAGGCCCGCGGCGGCAGACCCAGCCGACGCGCCTTGCCGACCACCGCCGATTTGCTGATGCCAAGCTCGGCGCCGATCAGCGCGGTTACCGCGCCGTCCGCCCAGCGCTGGCGCAGTTGCGCCGTGGCGGCCTCGCCCCACTCATGCGGCTGGCGCCCTGGGTTGTGGACGCTCATTCGGCGGCCTTCCGGCGCGACCGCGGCCGCGTGGAGGCCAGCACCGCGTCGGTGATGCCCGGAATGCCAGCGTCAGCCGCCGCAGCACGGATCGCCGGCCAGTGCCGGTAAGGCACCCCGTTGTGCATCCAGTGGTTCGCCGCCTGCCGGGTGGCGCCGGTTACAGCCATCACGATCTCCCGTCCCCCAAACAGCCGGAACAGCTTGGCCGTCGTCATTGTCATGACATACTAGCCTGACAAGAGATTTGCCGGCAAGATGATGGCCAAGACGGGCGGCGACAGATAATCTGTCGACGTGCAATACTCAGGGGCCGCGTGGCGAAGCGGTGGTAACCAGTGGTGACGGACATGATGGAAAAGCCCAACCCAAAAGAGGTTGGATTGCGCATGCGCGCGATCCTGCGAAAGCTCGGCTTGTCAGTAGAGAACACGGCTGCGGAACTGGGCATGCGACGCGAGCGCCTGTCCAACTCAGTCAACGGCTACGTGCTGCCCCGCTACGAGACGGTCTACGCACTCCAGAAGCTTTTACCCGGCATCACCCTGGAGTGGGTCTACTTCAACAATGACCGGCTGGTGCCAGGGCAGCTAGCCCGCGAACTGGCGATTTTCGTAGAGGCATTCAGGCAGAAACTGGAATTGCCGGAGGTTGGACCGGAGGACGACTCGGAGCGGAAGAAGGGACAGGCGAAGGCCTCGCGGCGATCGGAGGCACGCGCCGCCTGACGTAACAACATTCCCCATCAGACAACTTTTCTGTCGCACATGACAAATTAGCTGCTATAATGCCTCCAGATCTGGAGGTCATGACGTGCGGCATAGTATTCCCCTTGTTGATTACCGACGGGACCGGCGAGGGCGTTCAGTTACCGAGCGCCCAGGTGGCGGGATAGTCGCGCCCGCCGCGACGGTAATCCGTCTGCCACAATCGTGCTACGCGGAAAGTGGCCGTCTGCTTCCCGACGCGGGAAATGCAGCCGCACCAAATAGTCATTTGGTTACCGATAATGCTGCGGATGCAACCAATTCCGCCTGGCACAACCACTATTTTTGCGATGCGTGCCCGATGGAGTGGGACGAATACGCCGCCTTCGATTGCGCGAGCTTCTGCCCCTGCTGCGACGAGGCGGTCGAGCCATACGACAGTGTGGATCTGAGGGAGGACGCGTGATGGAAAACGCCGATCTGCTCACCAACGCCGCCGCCCTGCTGGAGCGTGCCCGCGCCGACGAGCGGGCGCTGGAGATCGAGATGACGATCCTGCAGACCCGCCTGGAGGCCACCCGCGAGGTTGTGGCGGCGCTGACCGGCAAGCCGCGGGTGCGCCGCCAGCGGGCGCCACGGCTCGTGGAGACGCCCCCGGAGGCGCCTGAGCCGGCACAGCGCGAGATGGAGGGCGCGGCGTGAGCGACCGGCCCAACCTCCCGCTGCCAGATGAGTTGGCGCAGGTCCGCGCCGACATCAAACGCCTGGAGGAGCGCGAGGCGGCGATCCGCGGCATCCTGCTCTCGGACCCCGACACGCGCACCGGCGCCTCCTGGATCGCCGAGGTGAAGACGGTGCAGCAGGAGCGCGTGGACTGGAAAGAACTGCGCGCTAACCATCCCGGCATCACCGACGAATATACCTTCCCTGTGCAGGTCACGCGCGTCGTGCTGAGCGGTGTCGATGAGCACGGCGAGATCATCCCAGCGCGGCAGTTCCGCAAAGCCACAGAAAGCCAGTCGCTATGAACGCAGTCACGACACAGGAAACCGTCTCGGCTCAGACGCTGGAGCATGTGCTCGGTACAGGCGACCTCTCCAAACTGACAACCGGCCAGCGGGTTGAGTTCATGGCCCGCACCTGTCAATCGCTTGGCCTCAATCCATTGACCCGGCCATTCAGGTTCCTGCAACTCAATGGCCAGATCCAGATGTACGCGACGCGCGACTGCACGGATCAGCTCCGCAAGCTCCACAAGATCAATCTGGCGGTGATCGACAAACAGCAGGACGGCGACGTTTACATCGTCACGGTGCGGGCCAGGACACCAGACGGCAGGGAAGATGAGGACATCGGCGCCGTGACGCTTGGACAGCTACAGGGCGACGGCCGGGCTAATGCGCTGATGAAGTGTCTCACCAAGGCCAAGCGCCGGGTGACGCTTTCGATCTGCGGGCTGGGCCTGTTGAGCGAGGATGAACTGGACACGCTGCCGGGCGCGGCTGTGTTCGATGCCGATGAACGGCCACCGGTTCAGACACGTCGCGAGCAGATCAACAGCGAAGTGCCGTTGGAGCAGCAGCCCGGCGTGCAGAAGATGACGCTGCGCCAGTGGCTCGATGACTTCGAGCTGCGCTGCCAGCGGGCCGAGACCGAAGAGCAGGCCAACGCGATCCTGAACGAAGAGCGGGTGCTGCGGCTGGATGATCCGGCGCTGGTCATCAACGAGAGCGCGCGCCAGCGGGCACTGGCCGCACGCAAGGCGATGGTGAATCGCATCTGGGCTGAGCCGCCGAATGAGGACGAGGACGAGAGCGCGCTGGACCCGGAATCGGTGCCGGCATAAGCTGCGCGGCGGAAGACAAGCAACTTGGGCCGGGGCGCATCCCCCCGATGTGTAACCAACCCCGGCCCCTATTTTTCCTCATCCGATGGCGGCTCGCGCGCGGCAATGATCAGCGCCAGGATGCCGGCCAAGGCCTCCGAGAAGACGCCCGATGCGCGCGTGCCAAGGTCAGCACAGGCACCGAGCGGGTAGGCGCGCTGGTAAATCAGTATGACGCACGTCAATGCCGCAATGCTTACCCAGATGCATTGAAGCAGTACCACGACGCCGAACAAGGCAAAGCACGCCCGCAGCATCGAGAACGGCGGCCGCCCGGCCACATCAGTCTTCGCCGCGGATGGCGTCGATGATGTCCTGCAGCTTGGCGTTCCGCTGCAGATCCGTCCGGTCTGACCGCCGGTGATGCCGCCGGCGCGTTGCGGTCCCGGGCACCACGGCCCAGTTGTCGCCGACCGGCAGGTTTTTGCTGCTCACCAGCCGCCGCACCTCGCCGTCGAGCCACGCATAGGCGTCGGCCAGGCCAGGCACCTCCAGCCCGCTGTGCAGCGCCTGGGCGAGCGCCGCGCGCTGATAACTGGGATACGTCAGGTCGGTCGTATTGGCGGGCAACTGGTCGCCGTCCGCCGCGACATCCCAACCATAGGTCAGCACGTTGAGATCCGTCGCCTCGCGCCAGCTCAGGCACTTGGCGCCATACACCGGCTTGTTGATGGCGTGGTCCGCCGGCTTCGGCCTCGATGCGATTTCCCACGTCAATCCGTCCGCGCTGTCGCCCAGCGTCAGCGTCTCGCTGTCAATCGTCACGCTCATGCCGGGCAGGAATTGCTGCACATATTTGATCGTCAGCTCGCAGCTCGATTTCGTCATCGCCGTCGCCAATACCGAAGCATTCTGCATGCGGATGTGGTACGGCGCGCAGCGCGTCCGGCACCAGCCGCTGGTCGCCGAGGCGCGGTCGATGCTGGAGTGCATGAGCCACTCGGCCGGCTCGACCCACTCCGGCCGCCAGGATGCGATCCACGCCGCGGTCAGGTCCACAAAGGCCTGCTGCCAGACATGATCGCCCGACCGGTTGGGGTCCAGTTCCGACGACTGGCCGCTCTCGTAGATCGTATGGAAAACGTAGTAATACGGGTCAGAGGCGTTCGCCATCCGCGTCTCGACGTGGCCCCGGTTCACCTCCAGCCAATGCTCCCAGTACGACCTCGGCAACAACCACGACGGCACCACGGCGGGCGTTGCGACGACGCATTCCGCGATGGCTCGGGTCGGCCACGCCCAGTATCGTCCCATCACCATGCAGCGCGAATCACTGGGTAGCGAAAGCTGCTGGTAATTCGTCGTGAATTGCATTGCCTCCAGATAGTACGGATCGCCGGTCAGCAGGAAAGGTATATACACCGCAGAGGGCAGATGCCCTTGGTCCGTCCGCAGCGGGCTGGGGCCTTTGGCGATGTAGGGCGTGCCCTCGCTGCTGCTGTACATGTTGGCGCCGGGGAAGTCGTCCACGATATCACCTGGCGCTGGGGCAAGCGTCTCGGGATCGCGCACCACGCACGGATAGCTGTTGATTGCCTCGGCCTGATCGCGCCACGGAGTCTCCGGGGCGTTGCGCACGAGGTACTGCGCCTGCCATCCCGTGATGATGCCCAGTCCTGGGTAGCCGCCGGTCTGGCCCTGATTGCCCGGCATGCCACACGTCGCCATCGGCTTGTAGGCGCTCACCGACAGGATCGGGCCTTTCGCCAGCCCGGTCGTGTCGAGCGGCGGGATGAGGTTCTGCGCCACGAGCTGTGCGTAGGTGCGACGCACCGGGCGCGGTGCCGACTGCCAGCGCCAGCGCCCAAACCAGTAGTGCCCGCTGGTGGCCTCTACGGTGGCTGTGGAGCCGTCGCGGCGCGTGATGGTGGCGGTGTAGGCGGGAAGGTTGGCGGCCTGTGCGGTGGCGCGTGGCTGGCCGTGCTCGAACACCCACTCTTCGCGGCCGCCGGACCTGTCCGGGCGGTAGAACGCCAGCATGTGCGGCAAGCCGGGATTCACGCACAGCACGTTGTCCATGACGAACCTGCCGTCCGGGTCGGTGTAGCTGTCGAGCGCCTGGCCCTCGCTGGCGAGGAACACGTAATCGTTGCCGCCCATGCGGATTGTGGCGCGCGCCTCGCCGTCGTCCGGTGGTGGCTCCTCCGGGTCCGGCGGATCGGGTGGATCGGGCGGCTCCGGCTCCACCTCCGCAGGCACGAACAGCCGCTGCGTCTCGGCGGTCTCGAATACAATGATGTGCGGGTAGGTCGGTGGCTCGGCCATGCGGTTTCCCCTGCATTATTGTGTTGACTGCTGGTGCGTCGGTGGTGCATATCGGGTGCATGGCAAGAATGTCTCTGACCATGACAGAACCGCAGTTGGTTTGGCTGCGCCGCGAGGCGAAGAGGCTCGGCATCACCGTGGCCGATCTCATCCGCCGCATCATTGACCAAAAGAGGATTGACCAGTGACAACGACAGAAATCACCGCCGCCGGCTACATCGTCCACGACGACAGTGGCGTGATCTACGGCTACGGCGCGACCGATAAGGCCGCATGGGACGACATGCGCACCAACATGGAACTCGACGGCATCAAACTGCTAGGCGAAGACGATGACGCCACCGACGAGCTGGGTTCCTGGACCCGCGAAAGCAGCATGACCGTTATGCCGGCGTCGAAGGCACTGCTGGAAATGGTGGAAGACGAGGGCGGCGACTGCTCGTGGAGCAACATCAACGGCATCGCCTGCACGACGGATGAAGAGACAGACGAATGAGCGAGACGCCCGACAATCTGGTGCTGGCCCGGTTGCGCGAGATCCGCGACATGCTTGGCCGCGTGCTGGAGGACACCGCCGATCTGCGGCTGCGCGTTGGCGCCCTGGAGGCACAATTCGCCTCGGTGTCATTGCGAGTGGACCGGCTGGACGGACGGCTGGAGCGCATCGAGCGCCGGCTTGGCCTCATCGACGAGCCGGCACATTAGGCAGGCAGGGAAGACCGACAATGCGCATGTCACGAACTGAACGGGACCAACTGATCATCTCCATCTGGGAGATGATCGAGGACGCCGAACCGGACATTTCGACTGAGCGCCTAATGGCGATGGTCGAGAATGACACCGGCGCCGACTATCATCGCATCATAGAGGCGCTGGAGCGGGCCGGAATATTAACATGATCCACACTAGAGCGTTCAGCGGCGCAGCGCTTTGGATGACACACGCGCCGCACATTCAATGAAGGACTTACCGACTATGACCCGACTAGCACTCGCCGCGGCACTCCTGCTCGCGGCAACGCCAGCGATGGCGCAGACGACTTGGCAGCAGCACTCCGCATCCGGGAATGCCGAGTGGCAGCTATCCGGACCGCCGGTGCCGCCAACCAACATGATGTCGCCACCAACCATTACCATGTGGCAGACGGATGCCAGAGGGTGCCGCCCCGTGTTTATCCCAGGACAGGGTTATCAGACGCAGTGCGGCTACTGACATGGAACTGATGATTGGCGCCGGCCTTGCGCTCGCGCTGCTGTATTTCTGGCTGCTCGGCCACTGGTTCGCCCGCGTGGTGACATTCCTCGCCTTCGGCGCTGGTTTTGTCTTGCTCGGATTAGCCATAGAACACGGGAAGAGTGCTGCCGCAGAACTGGCCTGCATCGTGCTCGGCTTCGTCGCCGGATGGTTCGTTGCAAGCCTGCCGACTTACTACTGGCGCCACCAGTTCAGACAGATGCTGCAGCCCTACTAGCGAGCCATCGCGTTCTCCTGACCTGGCGGCGTCCGCATCGGTATGTTCGGATTGAGATGGGTCTGCATCTCCTGCACGGCCCTTCTCTCAGCCCGCGCTGCCCGCATCGGCGCCGTCCCTTCCTGCAGCATCCGAATCGCCACAGGACCGGCTGGCCCGAATAGCGCGGAGGCACCAGCATGCATGGCACCCTGCCCACCCAGCCTGCCCCAGTGCTTCAGCACGTCGATCATGTTCGCAGCGGTATCGCTACCGGCGGCGCGGGCCAACTCCAGTGCCCCGGCAGACCGGCGCAGGTCGTCGCGCAGCGCCCACAGCCGTTGCATAGTTTCTTCCGAAATAGCCTTGAACGGGTTCAGATCCTGCGATCCCGTCATCCGCATCTGCACGACCTTCTTCATAAACCGCTGCATTGCCGCGAATGACAGGTTGCCATTCGGTCCAGTCGATATGGCTTGCGTCATCCCTTGCAGCGCCTGCATCTCGCGGATGGCATCCGAGTGCGCCCTATAGGTCGCTTTCATCTCGTTGTATCCGGGCGCCATCTTCTCGATCTCGGTGTCCAGCACGTCTGCCACTTGGTCGATGTTCCGAGCCACCCGCCGCCGGTTCCGCGCTTGCAGGTCGTCTCCCGTGGTGGACAGCTTGTCGGTCATCCTGTCGATGTCCTGACGCAGCGACCACGCCTGCTCCGGCCCCATCGTCCTGGCTGTGCCGTCCTTGTTGGTCAGCCTTTTTTCCAGTTCCTTGAACTCCGCCTGCAGCGCGCTGTTCTCGGCGTTGCGCGGCTTCGCCAGCTCGGCTCGCATATGATCTATCAGAGGCTGCATCGCCACGTCGCCCTTGATGTTCGTCGGAGCGAATACTTGGTCGGCCTGCTGGTTCAGATCAGCTTCGCGCTGTTGCTCACGGAAATGGATGTCGGTCGGTGATTTCTCGGTGTTCAGCGAATACTCGCGACGGAGACCCATATTGCGCTGCTGCATATCCTGCGCCATCTGGGACGCCGCTGGCGACTGGATGCCGAGCTGCTTCATGTCGCGTGCAGCCTCGACGGTTTGCTCGATCTCGGCGGTGTTGGAGACCACGCCTGGAATGTAAGTGTTGTTGTCCACCTCGCCGCGGATCTGCGGCTCCAGCAGCTTCTGCCCCTCCGCGGTAGCGCGATATGCCGCCTCTTCCTTTGGGCTGAACATCGACTCGCCGACAATGGGCGTGATCTGCGCACCGACCGGCTGCGGGCCGCCACCTTCCGGTGTAGCACCGAGTGGCGTTTCCTTGGTGACGGCGGCCGGCGTTGCGCCAGCCTTCACCTCACCCGGCGGCACGAAGGCGGGCGGTTGCTCAGGCGGTGTGACAACTGGCCTGGCCTGGACATTGACGCCCGGTGGCACAAAGGCCGGTCGCTCTGGTGGCGGGGCTGCTGCCAGCGGGTTCGTCGGGGTGCCTTCGCCGTAGTATTCCTGCACAAACCGCGGCGTCGGTGGTGGCTCGCCAGGAAGGGGCGGGCGACCCGGCACGCGCATCTCAGCTCCGCCAGTCGGAAACGCCTCCGGTAATGCCGCGATCTCGCGCCCAAGCGACCCGGGCGTAAGCTCACCGGAAAGCTGCCGCCCACCACCGAGCGGGATCGTCACACCCGGCGGCAACGACGGCAGATGGATGTCTGGCGTCGCCTCCACAGCGGTCTGCTGAGCGCCACGAAGCAGCGCGTTACCGCCGCTCAGCACGGTCTCTGCGGTGGTAATGAACGGATTGTAGATAGGTGCTGTCACGTAAGAAGACGGCACGCGCGGGAAGGATGGGCCGCCCTCCCAGCCTTCCCTGACCGCCTGGCCGATACGACTGACAGCAGCAGGCGAGGACGCCGGCACATCGAGAGGGTTGATCTCAGGCCGTCCAAGCCCTTCCGGATCTGTGTATGATGTTGGCGCGGATGGCGCCGCCGCTGTGGCCGTCGCTGACGGCTTCGGCGCCGGTGGCAGCAGGTCTAGCGGGCTACCGCCTGGAGCGGCCTCCTGCCCCGTCCCAGCGCCGCCGCTAGGTGCCTGAACGGGCGCCGCAGCACCGCCAGCCTTCGGAGCCGGCGGCAGCAGCTTCAGCACGTCATCACTGGCCATAGGTTTTCCCGGCGCTGCATCGGTCATGACTGTCGGCGTCGCCTGCGCGACCTGCACGCGCGCCGCGGCGTCCTGCTTCGGCGCCAGCTTCACGTATTGCGCCGTGACGGCCGGCACATAGCCGCGGCTCTCCGGCCCGAAGCTCTGCCGCCAGCCCGGCCCGCCGTGATAGTAGAGCAGCGCCTTGTCCGGCGTGCCTTCCTTGTCCAGCGCCTCATTCAGATACTTCGCCGCGCCGTAGATGGAATGCACCGGATCGAACGGCGCGGTGACGCCGAGCTGGCGCTGGGTTTCCGGCATGATCTGGCCGAGACCTTGCGCGCCCGCCTTGCTGACGGCATTTGGATTGCCGCCGCTCTCGTGCAGGATCAGCGCCTTGAGCAGCCGCGGGTCGAGGTTCCACTCGGCCGCCGCGTCGTTGATGATCGTGTCGTAGTTGTCAGCCACCGAGGACCTTCAGATCCTTGGCCTTCTGAATCGCTGCGCCGAGTTGGCTCTGTACCGTGTCGTCCAGGCTCTTCCAGTAGCTGTCTCGCTGTGGCTGTGTCATGCGCGCAAGCTGGAACACGCGCGGGTCGAGATCCTTCACGCTCTCCTGGAAGGCCGGGTAATTCCCCTTCTCTTTGTAATTAGCGGCGAGCGAGGCACGGGCGCGGATGTAATCGGCATTGCCCTGCAGCGTGCGGATGATGAAATCGACGCCCTCTGGGGATTGTGCCGAATGTGGAGTGGCCGCCATGTTCAGGTTCATGCGCCCGTCGCTGCCTGGGTTTTGCGCCTGCACCACCTGAGCCGCAACCTTGTCGAAGCTCTCCTGTGCCGCGACTTCTTCTGGTTTGATGTTGAGCGCCTTCGCTAGCCCCGGCGCCCATGTGACGGCCGCGCGCTTCCAGTCGAGCGTCTTGCCGGCGCCTGAACCTGAGGTGAATTTCGTCAGGTCGGAGAGCATGGTGCCGTAGTTGGCCAGTTGCATCTGCGCCTCGGCGCCCGCGTTTACTTCCTTCTGGAACAGCGGCGGGCCTAGCTTCCCTTGTTCCTTGGTCGCCTCTGCCTCCGCAGTCTGCTGCGGCGTCGGGCCACTGACCCCCGTTCCTGCCGGCGACGGGGCTGGGGTCGCTGTAGGCGAGGCGGCGGGTGCTGGCGCCGCCGGTGGCTTCTTGGGATTAAGCAGTTCCGGTGGTGGCCGCCCGGTTCCGAACGGCGATGCCTGCGAGCCAGGTGAGGCCGGAGCACCGCCGGGATAGATGTATTGGTCAGGCACACCGCTATCCCGCAGGAAGGTCTCGTTGGTGCCGTGCTTCTGGACATTGGGATTGGCCGGGTCGGCATAGTCTCTCGGCGACTGCAGCCATCTTGTGCGTTCGGCGGCTTGCTCGGCTGACAGACCCTGGGGGGCGCCAGGCTGATCCGGAGAACTCACCGCACCAGTGCGCCGGTTTTGCACGGTGCCAATGGTGCGACCGCCCAGCCCGGTTTGTGTCCCAAGGCTGCCTGAGATCTGCGTCGTCGCCTCTCCGCTCGGCATCAGGCCGGTGCGGAGCGTCTCCAGTTGCTGCCGCAGTTCGGTGGGATTGGATGACATATGCATCAGTGATGCGTTGGCCTGCTCGCGCGTGATGACGCGCCCCGCCACAAGTCGCTCGACCTGGCCGAGCACGGCCTGCTTCAGTTGGTCGTCTGGAAGCTGCAGCGTCGCGCCAACGGCATTCCCGAGCACCTCGTTGGTCTTGAGATTGCGGGTTTGCTGCTCGTTGGCCAGCGTCGAGGTGTTCAGCAGCGTGCGCGTCATGCCTTGCCGTGCCAGCGGATTCTGCGATGCGAGCCGCTGCGCTTTCTGCAGATCCACATTGCCGTTCTCATCGGTCGATGCCTGCAGAGCGGCGCCCCACGCCTCGGTCGCCTGCTTGTCGCGCAGGTCGTAGACCTTGCCCGCCGCATCGAGCGCCGTGGTCTGCGCCTGCAGCGGGTTGACGACAACCGGCGGTGCCAGGCCGAAGTTCGAGCCACTCATCGCGCGCGGTCCTCTCTTACTGCTGCGACCACAGCATGTTGGGGTTGGCGCCGGAGCCGTAGATTGGCGTCCCGTACGTGTTCTGCGGGTTCGAGTAGTTCTTGAACGCGTCGTAGCTCAGGTAATTCTGCACGCCCTGGTTCAGCGCGTTGCTGGCGCCGGTCAGTCCCGCCGCCTCCGCTCCCCCCGCCGTCGTCAGCGCACTGCCGGCGTTTGATGCCGCTGTCGTACCCTCCCTACCCAGCCCAGCCGCGGCGCTCTCACCGAGCGCAGCCGTGTCATATAGCCGCTTGAACTGGCTGTTGAGGACGTTCTGCTGCCCGGTGCTCATCTCCAGTACGTCTTTGAACCGCGTCTGCGCGTTGGCGAACTGGTTCTGATAGTTCTTGTCCGCCAGCCCCGTCACAAACTCAGCCGCACCCTTGAGGCTCGCACCTGACACACCAAGCCCTCGCGCCGCTGCTGCGCTCTGCGTCTGTTTCAACCCCTGCTGGAGCTGAAACTGATAACCCGGCGTCTGCTCCAACTCCGCCTGCGTCATCCGTGGCGGCAGGTATTGGTTATAGGCGAGATCCAGATAATTCGGCCCGCCACCCGTAGGCCCGCTGCTCGCCAGTGTCGCCAGCCCCGGCAATGCGCTCGCACCTGCTGCGGTGAACGGACTCAAGTCCTGCCGCGTCATCAGGTACTGCATCTTCTGCAGGTTCGCGGCATCCTTCGCCCCACCGGCTGACTTGCCGGCGCCCATCAACTGCGAGCCTGCGGACAGCGCGCCCGCACCCGCTGCCACCCATCCAGCCGGCATTACACCCTCCTGTTCAGTTCATTCCGCGCGCATCGACACGATGACAACAACCCGGTCAACATCACCATCATTAGCGATGGCGTGTATCTTCAGGTTGTCGAACGTCCAGATCTGCCCGGTATCAAACCGGCACACCTCGTCCTCGCAGGTCACAAGAGCCGAGCCGGACACCGTGAGATGACACTTAGCGTTATACCATTCCGGCGCCCATGATCCTGCGTCCGAGTGCGGCAGGATCTCGCCACCAGGCGGCAGCCGCGTCAGCAGGACGCTGCCCAGTTCCACCGCCTGCACCCGCGCCATCAGCCCGAACACCAGCGGCCGTAATGCGGGCAGTGCGTGCCATGCCGGCCACCAGACATTGCGATGCTCACGCCTGCGCACGGCGAGGTCCGTAAGCTCGGCCTCTGGCATATACCGCGCATAGATGTCGGTCATCGCGCCGTGTGGCGTGCCCTCATAAAGTCTGCGCGTCGGCAGCGCATCCCACAGAGCCTCGTTGCGCGTCAGTTCAAGCTGTAGCGGCAGTGTGTCGATGCCGTCAGCGATGCGGACAAAATGCCGCATCAGTGCTGCTCACCGAGCACGTAGACGGACCATCCATTCGGTGCCGTGTTGCGGAACTTAAACCCCATCATGGTCACGAACCTGCGCCATTTGTCGAAATCGTCGTTATGCGGGTGCGCGGTCTGCGTGACGTAAATCGGGCTGTGCCACGCGATGACCGCATCGAGATCCCGACGCATCGCAGCGGCTGATCGCGCTGTCCAACGATGCACGTCGAGATGCGCGAAGGTCTGGCCATTGTCCAGCACCTCCAGCCGGGCCGTATAGTCACGCCGGCCGATACCGCGTTGCAGATGCGCGATCAGCGGGCCATTGCTCACCATATCCCGTGTCACGGCATGGATGTCCGCCTGCAGGTTCTGCGGCGCCAGCGAAGCCCACCAGGCCGGATCGTGCGGCAATCCGAGGCAGCGCTCGAACACCTGGGCGCACGTCGCCTCCTCGCGCAGACCGTCGAATGTAACGCTCAGCGCCCCTGGCCAGTGCGCCTCGATCTCGTCCAGGGCGGCATCGAACCGCCGCAACTGTCGCACCATCACCGCGGCATCGAACGGCAGACCGAGCCGCAACAGGCTGTTGAACACTGCGGCCGGGTCGCGACGCACGACGGCCACCCTGGTATGCGGCGCCAGGCGTCTCAGAAGCCGCCAGAACGGCCCTGCCGCAGTTTCCGCTGTGCCGGTGCGCGGCCGGGCCAACCACGCCCTGACATCGCTCAGCGTCCGCGCGTGGCGGATTTCCTCGTGACCGCAATGCCAGCCGCCGTAGCTCAGATACCGCGACAGCCAGTAGGAGCGGCTGCGTGGCAGGCTGAGCACGACGAAGGGCGGCGGTGTCACCCGAGCCTGGCCTCCAGCGTCTCGATGCGGGCGGCGAGTGCCGCGATCTCGGTGTCGACGTATGCCTTGGGCGTGGCATGCGTCGGGTCGGTCGGCATCACCGGCGGCAGGTCCACGGCCTCCGGCACTGGCTCCGGCGGCGGCACGTATGGCTCGACCTTGTAACCCTGCTCGACGATCTCGGCGTATTCGGCATTCGCCGGATCAGTAGGCACGTAGAACACGCCAGGGCCGGTGAGATTGCCGAGGCTCTCCTTGTCGTCCAGCGTCGCCTGGATCGAGGTCTGCTCTGCGTTTGTATATACAAGGTCCATGGGTTGCCTCAGAGGTCCGCCGACAGGTTATATCCGACGTTGATAGCCCATTGCCCTGCGGCGGCAGCTATTCCCTGTGTGTATAAAAACCCGCTACCCGCAACGGATGTGACGCTATTAAGATTTAGCGGCGCGCTACCAGTCATCACGACAGTTGGAATGGTTCGCATAGCCACTGGAATTGATACCGATGCAGCTATGGTCAATCCAGCACCGCTTGCATAACCAGCAACATATTGTCCTAGCGTCTGATAGAACCGCTGGCAGGCGGCGAGCTGTTGCTGCGGCGACAGCGCGACCCAAGGTGTCGCCAAAGACCCAAGCTCGAACTTCACTTGCGACAATGTGCCGGCGTTGAACTCGATGGTGGTGTTGGCTCCTGCTGTAACGCTGCCGCTGACTGGCGAGGCAGCATACGACCCGGCGCCGATGCGCCCCTGCGCGGTGCCGGTCCATGACAGCGTGTAAGTGCCGCCAGCGAGCGCGCCACCTTCTATGATCTGCTGCAATGTGCCGGCGGTGATGGTGATGCTGGTGGACGGCCCTGATGGTGCGGCGAACGTGTATGTCGCGCCACCCGCGCCGGCCTTCCATCGGTCGTGGCCATAGCTCCCGGCGGTGAGCGCGGCACCGCTCGTATAGGCCCTCTGGTTGATGGTGAATCCGCCGTTGTCGGCGTAGCTGGCGCCTGGAATAGCGGCGGCGGTTCCACCTGTAACAGCATTCAGAACATAGGCCGTTGTCGCGATCTGTGTGCTGTTGGTGCCTGCCGTTGCTGTCGGTGCAGCCGGTGTGCCGGTGAAGGTCGGTGATGCCAGCGGCGCGCGGGTAAGGTCGGACGGGTGGATGTGATCGCCGCGCGAGACCGCTGCCGCCACGCCAGGCGCTGCTGTGCCGTCCATCATCGGCGGCGCCGCGCTGTAGTTCGGCGTGTAGGCGGTATTCGCGTAGCTGGCGATCTCGGCCATCGTCGCGGCGTAGGCTGTCGTGGACGCACTGCGCGCCAGCGGCAGCTTGTCGGTCGCCGTCAGCGTGCCGGGATCTGCGCCCGCACTGATTTTGGTGTCAGCTATGGTATCCTCCTAGCCCCAGATCCATGCGCCCGTGCCGTCTTCCAGGCCCCAGCGCCCCGTGCCATCCTCTTTTCCGATGCCGACCACGCTCGACGACGACGTGCCCACCGCGATGTGGATGCCGTCGAGCCAGGGCATGCCGCTGCCAGGATCCGCTGTCGGCAGGAACGACAGGTCGCACGCCGCCCACATCGAGCAGAGCTGCGCGATGGGCACCAGCAGCGCGTCGGCATTCTGCCGCGCCGTCGCCTCGTTGCTGTCGGCCCGCGCCCGCAGCGTCGCCTCGCGGGTCACCGCGGTGTTCAGCGTGGTATCGGCCGCCGCGCGTGTTGCCGCCTCGCTCGCCAGTCCGGTCGCCAGCCCGGTGTCCGCCGTGCTGCGCGCCGCCGTCTCGGCCGCGAGCTGCGCCTCCAGTTCGGACGTATCGGACGACTGCCCGACTGCGCCGCCGGTGCGCTGATACAGTGCCAGCAGAAACGCGCGCCAGGCCGGCGTGACCTGCCCGCTGACCGGATCGACCAGCGGCGCCGAGGGCACGCCCGTGTTGAGCGCGACGGTCATTCAGTTCCCTGTGGCGATCCAGCAGAACGCCGCCGGGATCGGATGCACCGTGTCGTCGGCCAGCGGGATGCTCGACCAGATATCGAAGCCGTTGGCGTCGTAGTTAACCGATAGCCACACCGCGCTCAGGTCGCTGTTCATGAGCTGCGTCACAACGGCGGTGGTGTTGGTAGGGAATGGCGTCGGGAAGTTCACCCTGAGATGGCCCGACGAGTCAGTCACGTTGGTGCCCACCTTGAGGCTCGTGGCGCCCAACGCGGTGATCTTGTTCTGCAGGTCGGTGTCCGCGGCGATGCGCGCGGCTTCCTCCGCGTCGATCTGCGACTGGAGGTCGTTCTCCTTGTTGGTGGCGCGGGTGACCTCGTTGTTGATCTGCGTCTGCAGGTTGGCCTCGGCGGCGAGCGCCCGATCCGTCTCCACCTGGATCGCGTCCTCGATCCCGAGCAGCGCGCGTGCATCGGCCAGCGTCGGCGCGGTGGTGAACGGCAGCAGCGCGTCGGAAATGCCGGTGGAGGTCCAGCCGTCGTACACCAGGTTGCCGGCGGCATCGCGCACGATCAGCCGGTAGTCGGCGCTGCCCAGGATGATGGCGCGACCTGCGGCATCGAGGACCACCGGGTTGGTGTTGGCGGCGGCTTTGTCCGGGTCCAGCCATGTATCCTTGGGCGTACTGGTACCAGGCACCAGCGTCTGCACGGTGCCGCCCGCGTATGGGTGGCCGTCAGCGTCGATGAACTGGATCTGCGGCGGGCCAAGAGGAAGCGGCATCGCTATGTCTTCACTGCTGTGAGTTCAATCCAGCCACCCTGCAGGGCGGTGGGACGCGGGCATGACCACGTTAGCCGCCACACCCTGTCGCGCGCGTAGCCGAGCCGCTGCCATTGAACGAATGTGCGATACTCGCCGAGCGATCCCATCGGCTGGCCGACGGGGCTGCCGAACGAGTGCGCGCGGTCGTCGGACCAATCGAGGAAGATCTGGCACGGCGGCGTCGGGATGGTGCGGACCTGCACGTCGTCTAATGCGAGGAATACCGAAGTGGGTTCGGGGTCCGGCGGCGACGCCACGCAGGGATCGCCTAGCGCATCGACAAGCGTTGCACCCACTGGCGCGAACGTGCCGCCAGCGGCGCCTCGGTTGGTCAGGAAGTCAGCGGCAACGCCGCCCGGCCGGATGCTCTGGTAGATCGTCGGCGCGGTGCCGAACGGCGCGGTGCCGGTGGTTCCGAGATCGACCGGCGTCAGATCGGCATTGATGAACTTCCGCCGGTTGGCGGTGACACTGAGATCCACGAAAGAGGGCGTCTGGCTGAACCACAGATCCGCCAGATAGCCGCCTGGTGGGTAGCTCTCATCCGTCACGGTATTCGCCGCGAACGGTACGCCGGCGGTGAACCACGCGGCGGGCGGCGTGGTCGAGCCTAACGGCCGCGCCACGTCGTTGATGTATGCCTGTGCAACACCCGCGACCAGGTCGAAGCTGAGCAGCACATGCCCCTGGCAGGTGGGCCAGGAGGCGACATCGGACGCCCAACTGAATGCGGTCATGCTGCCAGGCGAGTTCTGCCTGACCACGCTGACCCCCACGCTGTTGTTGTTATCGATGCCGACGCCGAACTCCCAGTAGACCGAGCCGGTTGGCGTGTCGCTGACCGAGACGTTGAACGAGTGATGCCCTGACGTGGCGAACAGCGGATCGGACAGCCACACCGACCAGACGCCGCAGACGAGGGGGCCGCTGAACACCGAACCGGCAGGCCGCTCCAGCGTGGGAGCGCCGCCGCTGGATCGCCGCATCAGCAGCGGGTTCAGTGCATACGGCACTACCAGCTCCCGCCGATGGTGACCTGGCCTGGCGCCGGGTGCGTGTCGTCGTTGACGGTGATCGCGTTGCTGGCCGTCGCGGTCCATGCGCCATCGCCGCGCAGCCACAGGCTGTCGGACGAGCGCTGCACCGACAGGGTGATGGTGGCGCCCTGCAGCCGCAGCGTCACCGCGTAGTGTCCTGACGGAATGGTGCCCATGGCAATCGACGTGGACGAGCCGCCGCTCACCGCCAGGTCCACCCAGTATTGCGCGCCGTCGCCGCGGATCGTCGCGGTGTAGCCGGAGCGTGCCGTGGCGTGGACGTTGCCGGTCGGCACAATGCTGTAGTCGGTCGGGATGGCCTTGAACGTCAGGATGTAGTCCGGCCCCGCCATCAGGGCGGTCGAGCGATACTCGGCAGCGCCCGTGCCGAGCAGCGCGTTGCCGGTGATCTGTGCCGCGCCGCTCACCACGGTCCACGTCCCGACATCCGCATCGTTGCTGTAGCTCTCAAGCGGTGTGCCGTCGGGTGCGGTGAACGTCGTGCGGATCAGCGTCTGCTCGATCACCTCGCCGCCGCCCGTGCCGGTGTCGATGTCGGCGACGAACTGCCGGTAAAACACCCGGTTGCCGTCGTTGAGCAGATGCGGAAACGCGCGGACCCGTTTGATCGGCTGGCCGTCGTCCGTGTAGACATCGCGGTCCAGCGCATAGAGATTGCCGTTCTGCCAGTCGCCGACCACGATGGTGTCATTGCACGGATAGCAGCAGTTGGCGCGGTGGCGGTGCTCGTCGCCGTTGCTGTCGATCCAGCACCATTCGTGCCACAGGCCGGTGACGATATCGTAAACCCAGGTCCTGTCCGCCTTGGGAAAGGTCAGCACATAGAAGGCGTGGCCGGCCATCATGTAGCAGAAGCCGATGGCGTCCGAGAGCGTCTCGTAGCCGGCCATTTCCTGCTCGATGGCGTGAGTGGAGATACGCTTGGTCAGGTAGCCGGCGCCCTGGACGACGTTGCCGCGGCCCTGCCGGTCCTTCGACAGCCAGAACACCGAATTATCGTGAACGGCGGCGCTGTATTTCGCGCAGGTGCCGTGGTCCACGAATGTGCCGGGCTGCTCCTCGAACGTGAAATCCGGCTTGCCGCTGTTGTACCAGACCTCGGTCGTTCTATCGCCCAGCAGCCAGATCTCGCGCTTGGCCACCGCCAGCGTCACCAGCAGATCGCTAAACGATTGCTTATTGGCGAACCACAGCGGGTCGAATTTCAGGCTCAGGCTGTCGGACGAATAGAACTGCGGCGTCCTGGGCTTGTTGAATAACAGATAGGTGTCGAGGTACTGCACCACGTCGGCGCCGCTGAACATGCCGGTGGGATCGCTGATGGCGGCGAACGTGTCGTTGGTGAGGTCGATGGACCAGCCATAGGGCGAGCCGTCCACAATCGCCATCTGCAGCCCGTTGTCCTGCATGCTGACGGGCGTGCGGTGGCCGGAGGTGATGGAGCCGAGCAGTGTGCCGGCCCAGGTGCTGGGGTCGATGCGATACACGCCGGAGCCGGCCACGGCGTAGATACCGCCGGTCGTCGCCTGCCTGATGGCGCGGACGCCGTTCTGCGGCAGGGTGGAGAGCTTACGCAGGCCGGGCGTCGGGTAATAGGCGAACTGCACCGGCTCGCCCTGGCCGGTGGCACCGGTGTTCTGGTTGCCGGTCGGCACGGTCTCGGCATAGAGGTTGAGGCACCGCTGTGCGCTTGCGATGACGCTGCGGGCCTCGTAAGCGCCGCCGCTCAATGCGAGCCGGGTCACGCCAGCACCATCACGCGCGCCTGCGTGGCCGCTGCGGCAGCCGGGCCAAAACCGGCGGTAAAGCCGGATGGCACCGCGCCGACAAGCGTCGTGGCGCCGAAGTTGGTGCTCCAGTTAGCCGTGCCAATCCCCGCGAGTAGTGCGAACAACGGAGAGCCAAGCACTGCTATGTTAAGCCCGCCCACGTTTGTCGCCGGATTGTTGGCGACGTTGTTATTCCAGTTGCCGCTGGTGGTCACATTACGGAACCAGATGCGTTGAGCACCCAGGTCGATGGCAACTGCTACCGTGTGGCCGGTGAGAATTGTGAAGCCAGCACCGCTCTGGGAGACGTTATTGACGTCGATACTACCGTTATACGCCACCACAGCGTTGGTCGAAGTGGTCCAGACCGTGCTCAACACGGCGCTGGCATTGGCAAATCCGATGCACTGCGAGCTGCCCGAGTTGTACGTCGCTTCCCAGTACCACTTTCCAGCCGTGTCGCTGTAGATGGACCGGACACCGTTTCCCGTCGCCGTGAATACAACAGTCAGATTACCATTCGATAGTGTGGTGCCGGCTGTCTTGTCCGAGGGATTCCACGTCGTCGGCATCAGACGCGGCTCGCCAGGATCGAGATGCCCACGTCAGCGAGCGTGGCATCCTGCGTCGGCGCCACGATCTGCAGCACGTCACCGGCATTCAGCGTGCCACCAGCGCCCGCAAGCGTGCAGCTCGTGTTCGAGGTGCTGGTGATGGTGACGGTGCCCAGCGCTGTCGTGCTGCCGCCGCTGATCTTGTTCACGGTGAATGCCGCATTAGCCGTCGTCTTGGTCGTGTCGTACACCACAGCCCCAGCCAATGACGCCGGCACCGTCACCGTCATCGGCATCGGCGCGTTCACCACAGCGCCGGTCGCCGGCTTTCCGGAGAACGCAAAGCTGATCGGGATCTGCTGCACCTCGGTTGGAAGCTGCGCGTACGTCGCCGCGCCGGTCAGGCCGGAGAATGTCGTGGTGCCCGCCGGTCCAGTTGCGCCAGTTGCGCCGGCCGGACCCTGTGGTCCTTGTGGACCCGGAACGGTGCTTGCGGGGCCGGTTGGCCCGGCTGGACCTTGGGGGCCTGGGACGGTGCTCGCAGCCCCAGTTGGACCAGGATTGCCCTGCGGCCCCTTGAGATTGCCGATCTTAGCCCAGGCCATAGTTAAATCCCTTGCAACCGGTCTTGCGGGCCGGTAACCATGCGGGCCATGAGTATGACATTACAGGAAGCAACGCGCTTCGCCTCCAAACACAAGAAGATCGGTGAGTGTTGGCTCTGGCAGGGGCCGCTGGATCGCGATGGATACGGGACATTCTATTTCCGCCGCATGAACCGGAGAGCACACCGCGTCGCGTGGTATTCCATCAATGGCGACATTCCTGATGGTTTCTTCGTCAACCACACCTGTCGCAATCGCGCCTGCGTCAATCCGCAACATCTGCAAGCAATCTCGGTGGAGGAGAGCGTCAAGCGCGATAGCACTTCGCTTCCCTATCTCAACTCCCAGAAGCGCCATTGCACGCTCGGCCATCCATTCGACAAGACATACCAAAGCAAACGCGGACGCGTGCGCTATTGCTCAATCTGCGCCTCAGCAAAGCGGAAACGGCTGCGTCTGAAGTGGACGGCCGCCGACACGCTCAACGTCTAGCTGAACTGCCACAGATCGCCGGACAGCGCGTCGATGTAGAGCGTGCCCACAGGTTGCGTCCCTGCCGGCACGCCGTTGCCTGCTATAATCCCCACGCCAGGTGGCCCAGGCACGGTGCTGTCAGCTCCAGGGGGCCCCATGGGTCCAGTTGGGCCAGAACTCAACTGAATCGCTTCATTCAGATCCGCCGCCGTCAACACCTGGCCCGGCAGCCAGGGATAGCCCGTACTTCCGCTCATCCGAGCACCGGCAGGCCGCTATCGAGCACGATGACACTCTGGTGCGGCCCCACAGCGCCGCTGATGCCGCCTGTGCCGCCCATGCCGGGCACCAGCGGGCCGGGCACCTTCAACTGCGCCACATGCGCATTCGCTGCGCGGATGCCCGCCTTGATGCCCATGAGCGTCGCCACATGGTCGGGCCGCGCCGGCAGCCCGTATTCCATCTGCAGCTTCACCGCCAACTCGTAGCGTGCCGCGGCGACATACTCTGGCGGCAGGCCCAGCGGATCGGTGAGCGCCGTGTAGGTCGGCAGCCCGGCGCGGTAGAACACGTGCAGGTCGAACTGGCCGGCTGGCGGGATCGGCCAGAACCACAGCGAACTCGTCGGATAGTCCGGCGAATACCAGACGGCGGCCGGAAACGTCGAAAGCTGCTTCAGGCTGATCTCGTTGTATTCGTCCATGCTGTCGATCAGGTAGAGCGGGAAATCCACTGGCCCGGCGTTGTAGACGGTCGCCACCTGCTGGCCGGTGAGCAGCCGCGCATAGGCGCTGTCGAGCCGTGGCGGGCGGTCCAGCATCGCGTAGGACTGCGCGCCCGTGCTCGGGATGATCTGCTCGGTCAGCCGCCATGCCAGGAAGCGCTCGCGCTGCCAGATGCCGATCATCTCCACCAGGTATTCAAACGCGGTGGTGATGTCCTCGGCGAGTGGCGTCTGGCCCACTCCCGTCACGCCGCTGGTGCGCAGCACTGACGCGAGCAGATCCTGGCATGTGCGGATGGCCATTACAGTGGCTCGGCCATGCCGCGGCGCACAGCCTCCTCGGCCTGCACGCTGCTGCTGACGACCGGCAGGCCGGCGTCCTCCAGCTCCTTCAGCTTGCGGAGTTGGTTATGCGTCCGCACCTGCTCGGCTTCGGTGTAGGTGCGGGCCATGTCGGCCAGTTCCGCGGTATCGAACCACGCATAAGGCGGTTGCAGCAGGCCCTCCTCAGAAGCGTCGCTGACGCGGACGCCGCCATAGATCGGGTGGAACTTCACCTTCGGGTAGGCGGTGGGTGCGCCCGGCGCTCCTTCGCCGAACACGTCGGCGGCGTTCGGATAATCCGGCGGCACCTCGGTGGGCGCCTCGGGATGTGCCGGGTTCGCCACCTTGTCGCCCGGCTTGGGCTGCGGCATGACGCCGCCCGGCCCCGCCTCCGGCTCGCGCTGCTGGCGGTCGCGCTCCTGCTGCTGGCGCTGCTGCTGTTCCTCGCGCTTGCGCTGCTCTTCGCGCTCGTGCTCCGTGTTGTTTGGCATCAGTTGGTCCTTTCCTGGCGAACGCGCTGCACCGGCTCGATGACCTCGGCGATGGCGCCGGCCGCTTTGCGGATTTTCATGATCTCATCGTCGGTGGCGGCCTGTGGTGCCGGCTGTGAGGTCTGGTGCGCCGCCTGGCGCTGCCGCTCCCGCTCGTCCGCCGCGTGGTCCTTGCGTGTCGTATCTGACATTGGTTTCTCCTGTATCCATCAACAACGATCAGAGGATATCTGGCACCCTACAGGCCCACTCGGGCCGGACCCACTTCCAGCCATAGAGCACGTCGAGCCTGGTGATCATCTGGTCGTTGATGCCGTCGTAGAAACTGATGAGACGGATGCTCACGCCGTCCTGACTCTCGCGGTAGCTCTCGACCACGCCGCGCGTCGGCATCTCCATCGGCACAATCGCCAGGGTGACGGCGAGCGGATGGAAGATGAAGTTGTTGCGGTAGGTTTCGGACGCGTTGGTCAGGCAGACGATGGTGCCACCGGCGGTGGGCGAGGCGGTGACCGTCTGGTAGGCGACGGGATTGCCGCCGCTGGCCGGGATCAGCGCCGGGTAGATCGGGATCGAGGTGGCACCGCCCGCGACATCCGCCGTCACCGCGAACTGCGCCAGTTGCCCCGTCGTGGTCTTGGTCACGCGATTGACCGCGAAGGCGCCTGGGAAGGTGATGATGTCGCCCTTCTTCAGCGGCCCGGCGAGTGCGCTCGTGGTGATCGTGCTGCCGGTCTGGCTGGCACCCGACACCGTGCCGAGTGCGCCGTAAGCGCCCGTGGTGTGGGTGAGCACCGTTGGGTCCTGCGCCCAGTCCATGCCCAGCACGTCGGTCTTGATCATCGCCGTTTCGTACTGCTGGCCGATCTTGGACTGCTGGTTGAACAGCCCGCTGAACGAGTTGACCGTGCGCGCCATGGTGATCGGGTCGAGCACGACGCGGCGCTGGCTGCGTGGTGTCGAGAGCTTGTCGAGCAGCGCGCCCGCGGTCGCCCAGGTGGTCAGCGTCGGCGTGAGTGTGTTGTTGCTCCCATCGACATTATGCACCAGGTTCGGGATCGCCTCGGCGCCGAGCATGATGTTGGAGGCGATGTTGCCGACCAGTGCGTTGACCGCCGGCTGGATAACGCGCACGTCGTAGTCCTGTATCGACATCGTGCGTTCGGCCATTGAGAACGCGATATCCACGCCGGTCTGCGTCGCGACCGTCAGTGCGGTCGTTGATTCAACTGTGGACTGTGGGACTGCGGTGGGTCCGCTGCGCGCTACGTAGTCATTCGGCAGGCGGATCTGGATGGTGCTGCCCGGCTTCTGTCCGGCGACGCTAGGCCCGCCGAACTCGTCCTGCCATTGGCGATCCACCATCTGGAGGAAGGCGTTGGAGTTTCTGAATAGTTCGATAGCGCGCCTCACGACGAGCGTAGGCGTAATGATGGTATTGGGCACTGTGGCTCATTCCTGATCCCTTCGTTTCGGAGGCAGGCCGTCACCCCGGAGGGGTTCTTCGGCACACAGGAAGAAGCCGCTTCCAGTCGGGTCTCAGGTGGCACCTGAGGACGGGCAGGATTGCTCCCGCCCGTCGCAGAGCGATCTACGCGCTCAGTCGGAGGTCCGCTGTCGCGGATGCATGCGGTAGCCGCCGCAAGTCGGCAGGCACGGCGTAGGCGTTAGCGGCGCCAGTTCATGTCGGCTGACCAGCGCTTGAACTCATCCCACGATCCCTTTTCCGGATCGGGTTGGCCGCGCGCGCGTCCCCCTGAGGGCGGGCGGATCGGCGGCGGTAATCGCGACACCGGCTTTGGCTCCGGTGTCGGTGTGGCGCCCAGCTTTGTCAGAGCCAGCGCCATACGGTGCGGCGGCATCGCCAGGATGCGCTCGGCCTCCTCGGGATCGTCCGCCATCTCGATGATCGCCCGCTGGCCGCCCTCCACGTCCAGCGCGATGGCCAGCAGCATGCGGCGCTGCTCGGCGGACGACATATTGGCGACGGTCTCGCAGGCCGCTTTGAACTTGTCCTCGCCGAACGATTCCTTGCCCGCCTTGTCCCATTCCTCGACGCGGGCGTTGTGCTGCTGGATGGCGAGTTTCTCGGCGGCGCGCTGGTCGATCAGCCGGTCGATGTCTTCCTGCGTCGGCGCCGGCTGCGGGCTGCCATCATACTGCGCTTGGCGCTGCTCGATCTCGCGCAGCCTCTGCTCCAGCGCATCGGCGCGGGCCTTCTCGGCGTAGCGCTGCTTGACGATCTGGCCGACGCGATTGGCGTGGGCGCGGCGTTCTTTACGCAGCAGCTCCTCGCGCTCATCGACCTCCGGCTCGTCGGGCTTGGCCTCGCTCTCGACAGGCGCTTCCGGTTGCGGCGGCTGTTGCAGCGGTAGGGTGGCGTCCTCGTTCTCCTCGTTCTGCAGGACGTGCTGCGACTGCGGGACGCGCTCTTCGGTAGCTGGCTGTTGCTGTGTTTCGCTCATCGGATTGTCACTGTGGGTTTCCGTCACCGAACCGGCGAACCGGAGCG